CGTCAGGTGTTGTTTTTAATGTAATAACATTACCGTTAATTGATGCTACATCGTACTTAGTGAATCGCCCATTGGAATTCATTAGGGATATTACAGGTGAATCGCCTACGCCATCTTTATCTATGCCATCGACTGTAATCGTATTCCCACTGTGAGAAAGTATACGCCCCCCAAGACGAGTTCCTGAATAGTTGTTATTAACGATCTCAACAATATCCCCAGGCGTGAAGTGAATAGCATCGCGCGACATAGAAAACTCGTACTTACTTGTTTCGGTATTTGCCGTCACAATTAACCACTTCCCAGCGCGCCATGCTTGTCCCTTTGACGTGCATCCGAACGCTTCGATTGTTGTTTCGTTATAGGAGTTTCTGGCGATTAGGTCATCATCGGAAACGTACTCCTTAGCGGTTTCCCAACCATTGTCGGGATCTATCCATGAAACGACGACAGCATTGTAACGCTCATCCTTAGCAATTGATGACCGGGTAAATTTTCCATCAACCACGTTAGCATTAGTGATAGTTGCTATGGGGTCTTGAGGTGCGTCAAGCATGACCGTCAGCCTCATCCCATCCCATAGGGCGATCCCCCTGAACATACCTGCAATACTATCTAGCAAATCACGCGCACTGGTTTGCTTGGTGATATAAGCATTTAGTCGCAAACGTGGCTCTGTGCCTCCGAAACCGTCATCAACCATTTGGTCACAGTATTGGGATAGGATGTAGAGGCTGCCATCATCCACATCAATGGAACCACTTGTTGCGGACAGGCCATATCGAGTATTTGTCACTATCTCTCTAAACAACCATGCAGGATTATCGGTCCAAGCCGTTTTAAATCCTCCAGTCCATAACCCCTGATAAGTCCTGCTATCAGGATCATAGTTATCCGGTACGCTTACCAGTAGGCCTTTAAGGTCATAAGTCCTTTTTGGCGTGTCTGCGTATTGGTCATGATCAATTACTGCCCCGACTACTGCTGAAAATGGGTAATTCAGGCGGTCATCGGTGATTTCTGTATAGCTATTCCATACCGTTCCGTTGTTTAGCAGGTCGCTGGTGCTATCGGCGGTTATTCTCCTGACGCGAATATCGAAAGGGTGTGTATCTGGTGCGTCAATGACATGAGCTTCAAGATACTCCCCTGATATTTTACCCGTTATTGTAACTTGCTTGGCCAGCGACCAACTCCCATTTGTAGGGCGTACATCAATAGCCAGACTAACTGTGGTGCTTGAAATATCGCCCTTTGTGCTTTGCTGAGATAGACCAGACACCCCTACGTTAAATCGGACTCTAGTTACCTGATTATCCGTTACAGTACGCACGATGGGAGTGTCAAACTTAACATCTTGGCTAATTGTTGTGGTTGCTTCGATGAAATCAAAACCCTTTATTGGCTCTTGATTTTCTGAACCCGGCCTCCACGCAACACTTACTCCGTTAATGTTGATGTTACCGCTCGCATCTGTAACCTGCGTTTTATTGAGCATGAATGATGACATATTATCTTGGTCTACCGGTCCATATATAGGACCCTCACTCACTAGATCTAATGCTCGATAAAATTGTTTTGATTTTAAGTTATCGCTCTCAATCCTTGGAGTGTACGCCTTGCCTCCACCTGCTCCCATAAATTTCTCCTTATCCTACTGATTCTGACCAGTTCATATCGTTTGTAGTATCGATACCTAAGCTAATAACGTTACTTCCTACCACCATTCTCCCGAGTAGTATCGGCACTGGCTGACCTTGTCCAACTCGGTTCTCAGCGCTGCCGAAGGATGTATTATTAATGGTGTTATCATTTTGGGATTCGGCGGAGGTTTTTGATTTCATGCTTCGAGCTGAATACACAGAGTATGCCACTGAAGCCACAGCAATAACGATGGCAGCACCTACCCAAGAACCAGAGACAACGGGAACAAAAACAACCTCGTCACCATCTTTAAGTTCGCCATTCATAGAGAATCTCAAGTCTTCTTCTGCTTGTGGCTTGCCTTTTATGATGATTTTTAAGTTGGAACTGAGGAAAGCTTTTTTGAATTCGTGGTTTTGTGCGAGAAGCAGCCTTAGGCCTTGCGATGCTGTGCTGACATTTAAAGAGACTTCGCTATAAAATCTTCGTAAATGCCCTGAAAATTTAAAGATGACCATTGCTCATGCCTCCAGACAGAGTGAGTCTGTTTAACGTATGCCGGGCGCATGTTGTCCCGTCGACTGAGGAATCCATTCATTTCATGGTGTAGAACCCTTCCGTCTGGAAGGAATATCATTGCGTGGCACGGGTCGCACCCGTCAAACGGCTGCCTGATTATGACGTCTCCGGGCTGAACATCTGCCATGCTCACTTGATAAAACCCCTGAGTGGGAAGGTTATTGATGTAGAGGTTCTCACCTCGTAGCCACCATCCATTATCTCTCCCGTAATCGGGCATATCCCATCCAGCTAAGTGGTAAGCATCTCTGAACATCGAATAACAATCCGTCACTCCGTGCTCATACTGTCTACCTAAAAGATGCGGCCTTGGTTCGTATTTTCTGACCGAACCTTCGCAATAGAGGTAGAAATCAAGGCCAAGAGATACTTGAACCTGCCTATCGTGAGCTGATAATCGATTAAAGCCAGATGGGTGAGAGTGAAAAACTCCCGTTACGGGACCAATCTCTTCAGTTTGAATAAAGTCACTAGTTGATATCAGGAAGTCGCTTGAGGGGGTTGGAGACTGATTGTCACAAGTAATAAATAAAGAGTCGTTTACTATAAGTCCGCATACTTCATCGCCCGTCGTTTCGGCAAGCGAAATCATTTTCTCAATCATTAATTCACCTTTTGCGACCCCGGAAATGTCCCTATTGGTAGAATATCAGGCCGTGGGAACCTCATCCGACAGCCTGAGCGACGGTGAGAGCATCTATCTTTATTGATATCAGACGTTGGGTTGTCTTTCTCATCTGCCACTGCTCCACCGGAGTAACCGCAACCCGCCCCGCGATATCGCCATTGGCAAACGTCAGCAAGAATGGTCCTCGCAGGGGCAACAGCCTTGTCATTATCAACAGGAGTAGCCAGCGAGTAAGTCACTGTCTCTTCATCTTCGCCATTCATTGACTGAACAATGAACCTCGAAACTGCCTCTTTTGTGCTATCGGCAGAAGTATTCCCATTAGGGAAGTTAACTGCGTCCAAATATTTAACATCGACCTGTCGGCGAGTAAGAGCCACTCCAATGATGTCGTCAAAGTCGTGATTTACCCCTGTGATTAGCCCAGTAACGTTCGATACTGTCATGATTGGCCGCGCGTATGCTCCCTCATTCTTCATATCGAAACCGGACACGCCTATCGGGTAAGGTTGGTATGCTAGCCCTTTCCAAATTACAGCAGTTCCGATTCCGTTAGTGCCAGAGTGAAATCTAAGGACGTCACCGCCAAACGGCTGCAAGTCCAACTCAAACAAGTCCAATCTAGCGCCGACACCCGAATCGACACTGTCAATAATCATGCTTGCCGGTATATCTCTCATGAAGGGACCTTCTCAAATTTAGCGGTCAGGACATATAGCCCACCGATGGTCGGAACATAATTCCATGACCTACAGACATAAAGCCCCTGAACACCTGTATCTTTTGGAGTCCAGAGGAAAGATTCAACCGCATTTCTAGCTACCAAAAATTGCCTAGCTTGAGCGGCATAATTATCTCGGCCACATAAGCCGCTGACTCCATGAACAACGATAGAGTAAGTCGGTAAAAGCGAGTTAATGCCGTTAGCCTGCCTTTGCTCATACCCATCCCCGAGCTTAACGACAGTCACATTGGGCTGCTCATCGATAGAGGGCCCCTTTTGAGTTGGCCACGTAAATATATCGGGCATTATCTACTCCTAGCTAACATCCCATTTGGGCGCTGTTCATTCCTAATTGTCGATAGAGAAACCTGTTGCATCATCTGCGACATCTTCGCCATTGTGGCATCATCAATCCCGCCAGTGGTTTGGATATTGAAGTGAATGGTCTGATTTACCCCGCCAGATGAACTACCTTGCCCTGAGTTCATTTCTCGATTGCTAATTACGCGACCGTTATCTCCGGGGATCATGTATTGGCTACCGTTGCTGGCTTTGAATATTTCAGGCAGTCCGCTTTCACCCACCTGATAAATGGAGTTGCCATTGACTGGTCCGCCGTTCTTTCTAGCTCCCGCTACCGATAACAAATTACTAGTAGCCATTGCCGTGGTGTAGGCAGCCGAACCTGCCGCAGACGCTGACCCTAATGTAGCGATCGACGCAGATAATGCCGCCGGTGCCCATGCTGTGGCTGATGTTGTTGCGGCAGCTACTGTTGCTGGTATGACTGCAGCGATTCCGGCAGCCTGTGCAGCAGCAGCCTGAGCGCTAGCTGTCTCCTGCGCCACGGATCCCATAATCGCCGATTTAACCCACTGCAAGCCCATCTCGACAAAGGTCTGCACAACGCTGTTAAGTACCGTGTTACCAATGTTTTGAAGGGCGGATGTGAGGTTTTCAGAACCGGTAATTACACCCGTTAATGCGCTGCTAGCTGACTGCCCGAAGCCATCCACGGCGGCACCTAGCGCCTGATAACCTGTAGATTGCTGAGTGAATAGCGCCCACATCGCATCGGATCGCTTTTTCTCGTAAGCAGTGTTTTCAGCATCTTGGAGCATCAACCCGTTTTGAGTCAGTACGCCTTTCTGTGACTCGAACTGCTGAATCATCTGTAATTGCTGGGCGTGTTGATTAGCAAGTTGCTGTACCGGGTCAATCTCTCCCTGCGCTTGCTGTAACGGCGTGACGTTGGCGGCCTTGTTAGCAGCTATCTTCGCTAAGTTAACCTGATGCTGTTGGGCTAACTGCTCAGACTGCTCCTGATACTGCTCTTGGGTAATGAGTAACTTACCGTTTGAATCAGTCTGCCCTTTGAGGATGTCCAGTTGTTGCTGTTTCTTCTGGTAATCATCGTTCTCCCTAGTCTCAGGAACTAGGTTACGGGCTTTAATCGCTGCCGCTTGTTGCCAGATGGCTGTGGTGTATCGGTCGGATTCTGCTATCTGCGCTGTAGTCGCTGATTTACCTAGTGCTAGTCGAGCCTGTAGCTTGGCTTGCTCGAGGGATAAATCCTCGGTCGCAATAGAGGATAAGTCTGCCTTCTGGCGCATAGCGTCGAGCTTTTGAGCAACCGACTCTTCTGCTCTAGCTTGCTGATTGGCTGCTGTGTTGCTTTTCGTTCTCTGTTGGCTTAGCTGTTTTTGTGACTGAGTATTGTTATATGTTTCCTCAGCCTCTCTGACTAAATTTTCAATAACTGGTTTCTGCGCTGCATTTGTCTCAGATAATCCTGCTGCATGCGCCTTATCCAACGCGATGGCCTTCGCTCTTTCTGCTCCATCTAGCTTTGAATATCGTAATGCCTGACTCGTTTGGTCTAATAAATTCTGTTGGGCGGTAGTTAGTTGATTTGTAGATTTAGAGTTGGCATCTAGGGATTGTTTAGCTTGACTCGATAACCCTATTAACTGAGCTAGTGGCTTCAAAAAAGCCCTAAGAGCATCTGTACCGCCATTAGTTTTAACGGCTATCTCTTGCATCTGTGAGACGACTTTTTCTAAGTCTTCTGGGGACTTTATATTCCCTAATTGCTGAGCAAGCCTAAACGCTTCATCAT